AGCCCATTAGGGTCAAAACTTGGGTCTGTTTATATGGAAATTTCCTTCAGCGCAGAGCTAAAAGGATCAGGGACAAAAGGCGTGGCCCCAAGATTAGGTGATTTGTTTGAAGCCTGCGGACGTTCTGAGGGTGCAGTTGTTGGATCCAGCGTGAGCTATCTTCCAAAATCCTCAAGCGTAAAATCTGTCACGATGTATCTCTATAAAGATGGCAGAAAATATGTTGTCACCGGAGCAAAAGGAACATGCAAAATCACAACGGCAGCCGATAAAATTGGTGTTTGCGAGTTCTCTATGAAAGGGATTTACGCGGCCCCGACCGATGCGGCGTTACCGACCAATGCCGTCTATGAGGCTACTGTTGGGCCTGTATGCAAGGGCACGACAATTTCCTTAAACTCTGTGACAACGCTTGCCGTTGAATCCTCAGAGCTTGATTTCGGAAATGAAGTTTCTGTGCGAAAGAGTAAAAGCGGAACAAATGGCATTGCCGGAGTGGAAATCACAAAGCGTAAGCCGACGCTTTCAATGAATCCTGAAGCCGTGGATATTTCTGTGTTAGATATCCGCGCGTTAATGTTGACAACGCCTGTGGCTTATTCAGAAGTTATTGGCAGTGTTGCAGGAAACATCATTACGATCAGCGCACCGAAATTTAACATCGGAGCGCCCGAGTATGGCGACCGAGAAGGGATTACAACGGAAACGTTGAAAGGGGAATGTGTGAAAAATTCTGATGCGGGGGATGACGAGCAATCAATAATTTTCACATAAAATTTGAGAAACATAACGTCAGGATGGCATAGGTTGAACGATTGAGCGTCGAGCCATATCATAAGACCTTGCCATTCTCGACGAGAAGAAAGGAAGTGATTAAATGATTTCTGGAATCAACCTTTTAGAAACAGTGAACGTTGTCAGCAAATATGATAGCGGTGAACCAAAGACAATTTGGAAGATCGGCATGATTGATGCTGAAACCATGCCGGTTGTTGTTGCTTGTCAAGAAACCTTGTCAACCATGACAGAATTGGTTCGTTTTGGTTTAAGAGGATTTGATAATTTTCGTGATGCGTCAGGAAAAGAAGTGCAATTTACAACGGAACAAGTGACTTTGCGTGGGCGAACTTTTAATATTTTAGCATCAAGCGTTTTAAGAATTATTCCGCGTGTAGTCATTATCGAGTTAGGGATGAAAATCTTGGAGCTCGGGAAGTTGACAGAAGCAGAAATAAAAAACTAGTTCTGGCAGTCAGGACACAATTTTTGAGCTTAGACTGCCGAACATGTTCAAAAGCGCAACGGATAGAGCGAGGCTGTGAACAAGACAGTCCTATCCCTGGAAAGTGGAGAATTGAAGGTGAGGTATACAATCGGTGTCCAAATAAACTTATTACGCGACAAAGCAATGAATATTTGGATGCCTATGATCTCTTGCAAACAGGATTGGGGTTGCCCTATGGGGATGGGTGGATAAAACACAGTAAAAAATTTCTTGATGCGATACACATTATACATGCTGAAATTTTAAAAAGGAAAGCAGAAAATGGCAGAAACCGACCTAAACATAATTCTTAAACTTGTTGATGAGGCAAGTGGCAAATTAAAGGAAGCGCTCGGACAGACAACCGACGAAACGAAAAAGTCAGCTGATGACACAAAAAAATCAACTGACAATATGAACACAAACTGGACAAGAGTATCTGTCTCAATCATGGGTGTTTATCGGGCGCTCGGATTTGCAAGAAAAGAATTGATTGATATCTTAGACGTTGGCCGTGATGTTGACCCGACATTTAATAAATCCTTTGAATCATTCAATCTTTCTATTATAAGGGCGAAGGCCGCCATTGCTGAAGAACTCATCCCTGTTTTAAAAACAGCTCTTGATTTTTGGACGCAATTCCTTAATGCAAAATTTAAAGATAATGGTATCGAGGATTACAACAGGCAACTTCAATCATCTGAGCGCAATCTTGCAATCTTAAAAGAAAGACAAGAACAACTGCAAAGGATTGAGGCGGACAGATTTTTGACTTCTCATGTCTTGTCCGATGAGACAAACGCAAAGCGCCGCGCAGAGCTTGATTTGATTCAAAAGGAAATCGACCTTGAGGAAGCACGCATTGAGACTATCAATAAAATTAAAACAACTCAAGAGAGCGGGCGACAGTCTGAAACAGAACGATATCTGCAAATTCAGCAAGCAAAACAGCTTCTCGCCGATTATAGCAAGACAGTTGAAGAGACAAATCTTTTATACCGCGCAGGGATGATCAGCTCGCAAGAATACTATGACATCATTATCAACAATGAACGTGAAGCGATGATGATGCGTGATCAAAGCATGGCGCAGATGCAACAACTTGCAATGTTGCAAATGCAACTTTCCAATCAGGATTTTATGGAAGCACAAAGGTTGAATCAAGAAAAGATAGCCTTGCTTCAATTCTATTCTCAGGAATATAACACGGCACATCAAGGCATGGCCGCTTTAACTGTTGCCTTAGGAACCGCGATCCAAACAAATCTATCCGGTGCTTTGGTTGATATGGCCATGGGAACAAAAAGCGCAAATGCAGCTTTTAAAGATTTAGGAACATCAATGGTTAAGGTCATCCTTGATTTTATGATTCAGAAACTTGTTGCTTCCGTCTTAGAAAAAACTTTGTTAGCGGGCACTGTGGCGGCATCGTCCGCTGCCGGTGCTGCCGTTGCTGCTGCTTGGGCTCCGGCCGCAGCAATGGTTTCTTTAGCAAGTTTCGGAGCAAACGCGGCTCCAGCCGCCGCAGCCATTACAAGCGTTAATGCTTTATCAATGGGAATGGCCATTGGCCAAGGCATGGCTAATAAGGCGGTTAATGTGACAATAGACAGCGTTTCTTCTTCTGATGGAGTTATCTATGGCGGCGCGCAGGCCGAAGGTGGGGATTATATGGTCAGACGACCGACACTCTTTATGGCAGGAGAGGCCGGGCCAGAAAGGGCAACCTTTACGCCGGTAGGCCAAGAAACGTCTACGCGGGGCGACAGAGGGAATGTTTATATTGACATCACGATCGACCGCCCGACAATCTCAAAAGAGAGCGACATTGATTATTTAGTTGAAACCATATCCAAGAGATTCGCCCTTGAAGCTGAAAGGATTAGATAATGGCAAACGAAATTCAAATTAAGTTAGGTTCATTCAGTCTTGAGAATGGTTCAGAGTTTGCGATTGAATCTATCAGCGCCGATGAAAACAAATCCGTTACAACGCACAAGATTCCGAAGTCTGATGGGTCTATTGCAGAAGAATCGCATCGAGAATCAATTAACCTTGCCATAAGGGGAACGATAGGCAACAGCGATTATGATGCTCTGCGTGCAAGTCTTGATTCATTAAAGGCCGCCCTTCATGGCGGGATTCAAAAATTCACCATGGATGATGATAGATATATTATGGCGCAACTTGAATCTTTTAAAAAAGAATGGGTGACGCTCAGAACACTTATTTCTTTTGAGGCTTCTTTTGTTGCTCATTTTCCTTTCTGGCTTTCGGAAACAGAACACACCGATGAAAGAACACCAACAAGCGGATCAGGGTATGTCATTAACAATGCCGGAAATGCTCCGACAAGGGTGAAGATTGAAATCACCCCGACGGCATCAATGGCCGATGAGTGCAAGATAGAGAATCAAACGAATGGAAAGTCTTTTCAATTCCGCGGAACTGTCGCCGCCAATAAGAAGCTCGAGATTGACAATCGTTATGATACCGACGATTGTGAAGTCTTAAATGATTCTGTTGATGATATCGTTAATTTTGAAGGTGATTTTATTACATTGGAACCCGGGAACAATACAATCGTTTTCACAGGAACAGCAAGCACATCCGTGAAAATAACTCATAGGGATTGCTGGTA